AGCTCACGAAGGGCAAGGGTTCGTTCGTCTTTGCTTGGGTGTGCTAGTGTTTGAAGACTGTAACGGCACTGCCTCGATCCGGTGAGCGTGCGAAATGCCTCGGAAAGCTTCCATTCTTTTCCTAAGAGTCGGTTGGACAATTTGCGGCTCCTCATCACTTTGAGAAGCTGTCGCATCAGGGCAATATCGTTTTGCTCCTTGGAAAGCTTTTCTGCAGCCCAGTAAGCGTCACGGACTCGGTTAAAAGCGCGACCAAGGGCTGATCGATCTTTCTCGGTTGTCTTCCTGATTAGTGGGATATCGTGCAGGGTTTCACGGTCAGGGTTTAGCTGTCCGGTGCGGATATACCAGAGGCCAAAGATTCCGGCATCGGTCAGACCGTGCGGAAGTTGGGCAAGGGCTTTGAGGCTGTGTTGTGGTTTCATTTTTGGTTGGGTGTGGTGTTGGTGTTTATTTTTTGGTGATAGTGACAACGACGAGAAGCGCCGGAATCACGAAGAAACAGAATATTTCCAAGGCTGTTTGTGTTGTTTCCATCGGTGAAATAATGAGTGATATAGAGCCGGAAGGCGAGAAATAGATTGAAGATATTTCAAAATATATTTCTGAGGGTTGGCACGGTTTAAGCTAGACCAGCTATGCGCCCAAACTGAAAAACAATTCCCCATTGCACGAGCCAATCTAAGGCACTTTTATTTTCTCAGCGTGTGACCATAGCCAAACAGTCGGGCCAGGGCATAAGTTGTTGATTTCTAACGGTTTGCGCTTAATCCGGAAATAGAAGAAAACGGTTTATAGAGCAAATGAGCGAGTTATCATATTGGCCCCGATTGTGTGGAATTAATTGTCAAATGTGGCCCAAATGTGGGAACACACTCGCAACCTGTTGGAAATGATATTTCACAATCGCCGGCCACCCCATCACACACCATTCTAGGAATTGATTTTTAAATCGCGCATGGCGTCATGATGAGGTGGAAGTGATAAGCGAAAATCTAGTCGCGCATGGCTGTTGTTTAAAACTGCCTTAATACGAGCGAAGCGAGTTACAAAGATTTTACTGCATTTAAAAAAAATTTTTAGATATTTGAGATATGATATTGTATTACGTGATAGTGGATTTAAATTTTGCAGAATGGTAGGAGAGACGCAGGAGCGTGCGATCATTCGGGCGAGGTGATCATGCATTCTAAGTCTTGTTTGTCGGTTTGATGGCTGAAAATAGAGATCAAATCTATTCTAAAGTGTTGAGTATCAACAGCTTATGCTTGCAATGTGTCAAAGCTTGTGACATTTGCATGATACCGGACACTCGTTTTTAATTCTGCCAACGGGGGTAAATCAGGAAAGCTGTGATTCGTTTAACCCGCTCGCATTTTTGTGTCAAAATCTTTTTCAGAACCAGAATGGTAATTGAGTATAGAATCTTAAATAGGTTAAAGCACACGCTTGAACTATTGTCGAAAAACTATGCAAATATCGACACATCTCTCTTCACGTGTCGATGTTGTAAACGTATACCAATGTCCGCTTTAGTATACACAACCAAAGATTGCGTATAGCACGGTTTACATTTGGTTGGAGAAGTCTGGAGCAGACAAACCAGTTCCCATTTGCTCCACCACTTTACACACTGCTGTAGAGATGGTCTTACCTAGTGCGTCAATCGTCTCTTCCTGAATATCTGGAAGGCAAGCATGGGCAATCTCATGGGCTACCAGTTCTACCCCATACTTTTCTATTGCATCCCTTTTAAAGACAATCTCACGCTTCTCATAATCACACACCCCAACACTACGTTTAAGCGAAGGCTTACCAGTTTTAACAATCCAAACTTCATTGCGAATTTTGATTTGAAAATTGAGTTGTTTCTTCTTCTTGGTGGGCATAAGATTAAGACGGTAAGTAAGTTAAGATGGATTCTTAACCTCGGTTATACAGTCTAATCTTAGAACAATCTAGGATAATCTAAAATTAAGTTAAGGAAGGATACTTGATACTGTTATTTTACCATCCTTCTTGAGCTATCGTTAATCTGAGTGATTAACCAGTGTCTTTTACAAAGAGGATTCTTAACCAAGCTTTAACACAATCTTCAAGATAGCTTTAAGATGGATTGTAACGACTGTCTTTACTTGTCGTCAAGCCTTTTTCTTCTAAAATCTTTCTTTGGTGTCGTAAGTCCTTACCTTTGTGCTACATACAGACCAACATTAGCTAAAGCATATCCCCACCACGTTATAGCCATTCCCATGTCTCCCTTTCGGAATTGGTCTATACCGATCAGGGCATAGATTACCATGACAAATAGGATCAGGGGGCCAGACATAGATAAAAACGCCTTCTAGGGGCCATTCTGCTCAAAATAGAGCTATTGGCGGGGAACGATCCGGATGAAGTTTCGGGCAATGGATTTGTTTCGGGTCTTTTGGTAGACACCATCCCCTTCCCTAGACCCTGCTCCGTTGGTGTTTCCCTCTACGGTAACGATCTTGCTACCGGAGTCTCGGATAACGATACCAACGTGGCTGAAATCGTATACCACGATGTCTCCAGCTTTGGCTTTGTCTTTGTCGGAAAGGATAAGAGTAGTGTTTGGGCGGTCTTTAGCCCACTCTAGGAAGCCGTAAGCTAGGGCTGTTCTTGGACGCCACCTTTCAGGGGTCATTGTTTTGAGTTTAAGCCACTTTACGGCTTCAGGGTTGTCTAGCCATTGGTCTAGTGTCCAGCAGACAAAAGCGGCACACCACGGCCAAGCAGCGGGTCTTAGCGAGGTGCAAGCTTGGTATTCGCGGATCTTAGCTCCGCTATTGGCTCCTTTTTCTTTTACCCCGATTTCTTGGGCAGCAATTTTGGCAATAAGGTCGTTCAAAACTTGGTTCCTCCTTTAATAGATATTTGACGTTTCTTTAAGTCAAAATGAGGACGGATGGAAGAAAAAAGACGGACTAAAAACGAACGCCTGTCCTCCACAGGGTCAGGTTTATCCATAACCCCAATTACGTGATTAAGCTTACTCTGGCTTAGCGGCTGGTCGGACTTCAGTGTAGGAGGTAGTGCCATCAGGGTTAGTGCCATTGACAACAGCACGGATCGTTTTGATCTCTTCACGTTGAGCAGCATTGGTTGCGATGTTAACTACAGACACCAAAAGGGCCACTACAAAGCCAGTTACAGCCGCTTGATCGACGCTGCTGGCTAGGTTGATGTCGTAAGAGGCAAGGCGAGCTACTACCGCACCTACAGCCGTAGCGATAACAGGAGTCAGGATACTGCCTAAGCGGGAAGCAAGAAAAGTAATGATCCACGTTTTCATGTGTGTTACTCAGCTAGTTTAAGCCTCTGGACAGCCGACTCCACAGTGTAGCGAAGAAGGCTTTCTGAGGCGTTAACCCCAATCCGTTGTGCTTCGTCGCGGAGACGGCCAAGAGCGAAGTTTCTCTTTTCGGAAGAAGATTTATCCGATGCACCTACTTCTCGGACAATATCCAAAGCAATAGGAAGCAAAGCCGCCAAACCCGAAGTGAAAAGTTCGCGGAAGATCGGGAGGTAGAAGTTAAGCAGGGAACTGGAAATTCCCATTAGTTTTGCAAAGAGGTTTTTCATAGTTGATTGCTAGATTACGTTGGTAATGTTGCTAATCCAAGTTTTTTCTTTAGCTTTGTGTCCAAAAACTGAATCCATGAAGTTCCGGAGTTCTTCGTCCACTTTTGCATCCTTAGTTTCCTGAACGGCTCGGTCAACGTCCCTGCCCATCTGCTCTGTCCAGTAGGCTATAGCGATGGCTAGGGCATCCAATCGGTCATCTTGAGCCAAAGCGCCACGATCCTTGGTAATACGGCTCATCTGGTAGAAAAGCTGGTATCTCAGTGCCATATCTTGTGGTAGGTGCTTATTTCCACGGTAGTCGGATTCAATAAGTTTTTTATCCACAATAAGCCGGTGCTGATTAAGAACTGGTTCCAAGGTATCAATGATACGTAATTCTTTCTGTTTACTGTGCTTAACTTCCTCAATGGTGCATGGGTAGACTCTGCCTAGCACTGGCTTGAGAAGCTGTCCAAACATACCCCCACCGTAGTTCTCTTCGATGATGATTTTTGTTACGCTTTGGCGTTTAGCAATGATCGACAAGGCTTTGAGCGTGTCTTCAGTATAGCCGCTAGTAAAGCCACCAGACTCCATCAGGAACAGCATTCCGTGAAGGAATTTGATGACACAGTAAGCAGTCTCATCCCTACCTCGACCAGAAGGGTCAATGGACATGATGCTGCCTTCAAACGGAAGCCATTCGTCCTTACTGATGAACATTGGGCTGTGGTAGCGATCCCCGCTCAGTCCGACACAGGGGAGATCGTCAATGACGTAATCAGGGGAACCAGCCCAAGCTACTTTCTGAGGAGCCAGTTGTGGGTTAAGAGACATTACGCACAAGTCGCTAAGCTTCAACGGGTAACGCTCAATATCGGCAAGGCTGGTATCCAGCATGAACTGAAGCTGGAATCCGCTACGTCCGTAGCTTGCCTCACGTTCCATAAGGTCAAGGTCACTAAAGCGTTTTGGGTCGGTAGTTTTGTTAGAAATAAGGGGGTCTTTTTCCAGTGCTTCGGTAATCACAGGGGCAAGCCTCTCTCCATAGCTAACTAGCTTATTTTCATCAGGATACCTCGCCGGCCATACACGGCACACATAGCCACGTTCTTGAAGCTTATTGTAAAGGGATTCCTCGCACTGCGGGGTTCCAAGGAACATAATCTTACCATCTGGCTTAAGCACGGCTTCAAACTCCTTAACTGACTCGGAAATCCTGTCCCGCATCCCTTGGGTCATGGAGTTGTTGGCACTCTCTACGTCATCGGCAATGATGATATCAGCACGGCTTCCGGTGATCATTCCGGTAATACCGACAGACTTGACGGAAGCACTGTGAGCGGCTCCGGATGGGCCTACGTCAAAAGCTATCTTACTGCTACGCTGCTCCTCGGAGGGTTTGAGGTGCTGGAGGATGGGCATCTCCGAAATAAGTCGGAGGGTAAAGGTGCTGAAGTCATCGGCGCGAGCTTTGGAAGCCGACACCACCAAGAACTTCAAATCAGGGTTTAGAAGAAGTTGGTGGCATACAAAGGCACTCGTGACGTAACTCTTACCAACCCCACGGAAAGCCTCAATAATAGAGCGTTTAGGCGCATTTTGAATGAAGTCTGCAATATCATATTGGATAGGCGTTGGGGCTGGTAAGTTAAGATGCTTCCAGCAGATGAAGAGGAAATTCCGAAAATCATGGAGTCGAGGATCAACTGAGACGTTCACAAAGTAGGGTTTCTCCTTCAGGGCCAGTGCTGAACCGCACAATATATCGGTTAACATTTAGCCAGTTAAAAATCTGCTCGTAGTGCGGGTGACCTTTCCAGATTTCCACACTGAGTAACTGAGGGCGGCTTACCATGTCATCCAACACAGCCCACTCCATTCCCTCGCAATCTAGAACCATTGCGTCTATTTTACCATCGTCAATCTGCGAGAACGGAACAAGTTCCACATCAACAATATCTCCGTTTGAGGGGGTAGGTGACCACGTTCCGTCCACGTAGCTTGATCCGTTGTTCATCTTGAGTTTGAACTGCCCTTCACAGTGTCCTTTGAAGCCGATAGCTTTCCGGATAAGCTCAATTTTAGGCATATTGTCCTTGTTTGGCATCTCAATAGGAACAGCAGCCGCCATTTTGGGGTTCGGTTCGACCAAAATCAGCTTATCAGCCAGTTTTTTCTGGTAAACGTAAGGAGCAGAACTGATGTCCATCGGCCCTACACCACACTCGCAAAACGTCCGAAAACGGTTCTTTTTGGGGTTAATCTCGTTGATAAGGCCCATCAGGTAAGCAATATCGGAAAACCAGCGGATGTTTTTTACGTGATCTAGGTTCATAGGAGTGTTTTAACTTTGTTGAGGACTCTTTCGGGGTGGATGGTTCTTAGGACTTCGCACTCCATCGTCCTAGCGCACGGTTTGCCTTCGGGAAGCAGTCCGTCTTTGTTGTTGGAATGGTGGAAGCACGGAGCGCACTCACCGACAGCTTGAAAACACCACACCGATTTGAAGTAGCTGGTGCGATACTGCCATTTAAAGGGGCCATACAAACCCAAGGCAGGTATGTCCATAGCTCCTGCAAAATGAATACTGCTTGAATCAGGCCCAATAACCAAATCGCAAGTCTTAAGAAACGAGACGCTTTCCTCCCAAGTAAGTCCAGCTTCAGAAAGGTTGATCAAATTTGGGTTTTTGTCCGCAATTACTATTGAGTCTGGCTCCCCTAGCAGGACAACTTCGTAGCCAGCTTGGAGAAGCATTGTAACCAAAACACATGAGTTTTTGTGAGGATAGGAGCGCACTGGGCTGGAAGAACGCCACTGGTATCCGATCCGCTTGACTCCTTGTTTCTTCGGCCAGCGGGTTTTCATCAAGCTAACTTGATCCTCACTTGGGACGTAAATTAGGTCTTTGGAAATCTGATCACTACTAGGTAGCGGGATACCAGCCTTCCAGAACATAGAGTCAACTGCGTGAAATCCGTTGTTATTTTCCACCACACCTTCAAGGTTAATAACAAAAGCATCCTTGGGAACGTCTGCAATTTTGATTGGGAAGTTCTTTACTTGATCAACTGCATCGCACTTCTTGGCAACGAAGTGGTAAGAACTGTGGCACGCAAATGTGAT